ATGATGCAGCTCTGCGCGCAGAGCTTTAAGTTCCCCGATCATTTCGGCAAACTTGGCATCTGTACGCGCCTCGGCGGCAGCAATTTTGGCGTCAATGACTTCCATGCCATCAAATGTGCCACCGCCGCCACCGCCTTGCAAGGGGGGAGGGAATTGTCCTGCTGAGCCTGGATGCTGGTAAATGTTGTTCTCAAATGCCACGGAGAGCCCCCAGTCCAAACATATCTTTAGCTTGCTGTTCTCGATCCTTCTCCATCTTCCAAGCGCTGATTGGATACATCGAATACTGATCAACATTGCCGCAGTGGACACATGTGATTTGAACGCAAGGAATATGCCGACTTTCCGCCATGTTCACCAAACCAAATTCAGTTGTGGTGTATGAGCTAGCCCGCGGAATATAGCCGTCCGGGAAGCCGGCGTCGAAATAATGGAGCTTCGGCTGCTTTGTGCATTTTTGGCAGTTGTAGTTGAGCCCGACGTCGTTGGCGAACTGGTAAAAAACTGACGGCGTAAGCCACGGAAATGGATGGTTCTTCACTGCTTCGTCACCTCAATCTGCTTCTTCATCGCAAGACTCCACTTGCAAATGTTCTTATTTCGTTCACTATTAGAGGATGCTGAAGAAGGCAGTGTTCTGGGAGTATCGGGGTGGCAATCAATCATCAAATACGGGTAATTGATAATTCTCACGAGAGAGCTGTTGACGAACTTAAGGATTTCGCCGCCGATGAAACCCTGGAGATAAAGCGTTTGCTTGGCCGCGTGCAGCGGGACGCCGGATCGATCGCAGAGACGATGAAAAAAATCCATGGCGGTGAGTGGACAGTAAGCATCAATCATGAGAACTGCTTTGTGATTGTCGCTCAGGATTTTTCGTAGCCTTCAATCGTTCTTCCACTACAGCTATTATCTGAGCCTGTTGGTTTGCGTTCAAACGCATAACTTTTGCGAACAGGTCAGCGAGTTTCACAGAGAAGTCGGGTCGAGAGCGCCCTACCTTCGGACCTTCATCTTGTGATGCAAGTCCATCATCACCGTCCACAATCACGTCAGACGGGCTAACATCGAAAGCTTTTGCCGCTTGATTTATGTATTCAAGCGTTAGTCGGCGCTCCCCGCGCTCGAGCTTGATGTATTGGCCCTTTGAAACACCCATAGCTTCAGCCGCACGGTCATGCGTCATTTTGCAGGCGTTTCTCAGCTTTTTAAGGTTGTTTCCCATATCGGGTAACATCGCAAATTTAAACAATATCTGTCGCGCCCCATTTTGGGGTTGCAAATGTTCCCCAATATGGGTAACTTTGCAGCATGAAGCTCACACAGTACCTAACCGACAAGAAGATCAGCCCAGCACAGTTCGGTGAACTGATGGGCAGCGTATCGGAATCCGGCGTCCGTAAGTGGATGTACGGAGAGCGCGTTCCGCGTCCCGACCAGATGAGGAAGATCGCTGATCTCACCGGCGGTCTTGTAGAGCCAAACGATTTTGTTCTCGGAGTGGAGCCAGCAGCATGAGCAACTGGAACCACGATCTCTCCCAGGCCCCCCGCGGCAAGATGGTGCCAACGACCGTCAAGACGAAAGACGGTTTGAAGCAGTCCGAGACCTACCAGCGCGAATACATCATCGCCGCCGGCCGTTGCGGCGCCGTTACGAAATCCTACTGGATCCCCGAGCAGGAGCGCTGGTGCATGTTCACCAAGGATGTTCCGCCGGGTGCGTGGATGCCGTGGCCTGAGAATCCATTTCAAGAAACCCAGCGCCAGCAGGGTACGGACGGCGGCGAAATCGCTGCAGTGAAGGGCAAGGCCCGACTGGCAAACGCCGCTGGCGTTGAACCGTCGCCGTCCAATCATTTCATTCTCGAAGACGTTGGGGGAGGGGCCTGAATGGTTCTCACAGTCAAGATTCCTGCTGACCTCATGTCCATAGCGGCCGACGTCGCCAACAAGACCCATCTGGCTGACAGCAAGTGCTGGTTCGATCTTCGGGACAAAGTGGCGTCTGCTCTCAATTCGGAGCGAAACCGCCACAGTGATTTTGTCGACGAGAGACCAACCTTGCGTGACTGCCCAATGTGTCATGCATCCGGCGATGATGACGAGAAGGTGTATCTCACCAAAGAGGTGATGATCGCCAAAGACGTTGAATACGCTAACGGCTATTCCGTCCGATGCATCGAGTGCGGCGTGTCGATATCCGACGAACACAAGGATGAGGTTGTTCGCCTCTGGAACGGCCAAGATAAGCCGGTTGATGAGGATTGATGATGGATACATCACTCCAAGCCCCCAACAGATTCATCCCCGACCGCAGCGCGATCAACGCAATGCAGGAAGACTGGATCGCTAAGAACGGTAAGCCTCGTAAATTCGAGCGCGGGTTCTCCAGCGACTGGGGATATCTGCAAAACCTGATGGCTGGATACGGGTTCAAGCTGACCTATCACGGTCGCCGCTTTTACTCGATGCATGAAGCTGATTTCCGTGGTGTCGCCAAGCGCATTAGCCGCGACGAGCTCATGGAGCGGATCGACGCGGTTCTGGTCGGGAATGGCAAGCAGCCTTTCGGATGGAGGAAGTGATGTTGTCATCGTTCTCTGCCGACGAACGGCAACTCCTCATTATGGCATCGGTATTCTTCTCGGCATTCATCGTGTCGGCGGTACTGGCGCACCTGGCTATATCGAGGCCGCGCAAATGACCTACCGCTCCTCGATCGCCGCTTACGATCTATTCCGCGCCGGCCGAGATACGGCCGATATCGCATATCTTTTAAACATCACCGAAGCTGAGGCGCTTGAGCAAGTCTCCAAACAGCGCAGCGCCAAGCTCGGTCTCAGTGATCCATACGAAAGACAATCGGTTCCAGTCGGTGAAAGGGCCTCTGCAAAGGTTCCGTTCGCTGGACGGGTTCGACTGCCTACCGAAAAGCAAATGAAGAAGGCGGAAATGGAAAACCGGCTTCTTCGCATGGGGCAATAACTCCTTTCGTGTGCGCCTCTCTCGATGGGTTCAACCTATCGAGGACGGCAACCGTGATCAGACAAACTTCGAACCACCACGAGACAATTAGGAAAATCGAAAACAGGGAAATGTCGATGAGTACCCTTGAAATGTTCTCACCAGATATCGCGCGCGAGTACGGGCGCAAGATGCTTGAGATTGAGACCCGCGGTAACGGCGATCAGATGAATGCGCTCGAGCGTGTAGCTCGCGAAGTGGGCATGAAGCCCCGCGCTCTCCGTCGCCTGATCAACGGCGAAACCATGCCGACATTGACGGTCTTCGGGCGGCTTCGGGCTGGCTACCTCAATCTCTGCGAACGACGAATTAAACGCCTTCAGCACGATCTGGAGGTCGAGAAAGGGAGGTTCGGCAGTGATCCTTTTGCGGACATTGATGGAAGAATTTCGGCTCTGGCTGAGGAAGTGCGCAGAGCGAAGGAAGCAACGAAACGAGGATAGGAAAGGGAAGGGCGAATGACCGTAGGGCATAACAGCAAGCTTACAGAGGCGGAAAGCCAAGCCCTATGGGGCCACCACACCCGGCAGCGAGTAGCGCTCTATCACGCCCAGCAGGAGCTGAAGGCCAAGGAGCAGAAATACAAGGCGGACGCCAAGAACGATGGCGTCTCAGAAAAGGACCTGAAGGACTTCATCGAACTGACCTTCACGTCCGACAAGCAGAAGAAGATTGACGAGTTCGCCCGCCGGAAACGGATCATGATCAATTCGGGTCTGATCCCCGACGACAGGCAGGGCGATCTGCTGACCGACCGCGTCGGCAAACTCCCGATGATTTACGCCGAAGGCTTCCAGGCTGGCCTTGCCGCACTGGACCGGGTGTCAAAGCAGAACGGGGGCAGCGACGAGGATCGCGAATGGCTCCGCGGGTATGACGACGCTCAGAAGGTCATGCTCGAAAACCTGCAGGCGGCGATGGAAAAGCGCAACGCCAACAAGAGCAAGGAGGAGCCGCCGGCGAATACGGATGGCGATGATCCCTTCACCCTCAAACAAGACGACTGAGTTCCCCCGGCCAGCAGACCTCCCAAGCGCTGGCCCAACTAACCCGGTGCGAGACATGTAAAGCGGACCCCGCACCGGGTTCTTTCTTCCACGAGGTGAACATGAGCCTTGAAGTCAAAATCCAAGCCAAAGCAGAGAGTGTGCTGGCCAGCGAGGCGCAATTCTACGGCGTCACCCCGACCGCTCTCGTCAAGGCGATAATCGACAAGGTGGCCGTCGGTGGCCTGACGCGGGATGTTCTGCAGGGTGTCGACGTCGTCTCCTACCAGGATCGCAAGCGCGGAACACCGCACCCCTCTCCCAAACACACGTATCAGGGACAGAGGATGTCACTGGCAGCGATATCGAAGAAGACCGGCATTCCCTTGGTCACGCTGCGGACACGCATCTATCGCGACAAATGGACGGAAGAGCGCGCTTTCTCCGAACCGGTGAGGGAGTATCGCAAATGAGTGTTCGCATTCTCGGATTGGATATCTCCACCTGCACTGGCTATGGCGTTTGGGATTACAGCCGCGACGTTTCCTCAATCGAGGCTGACGTTATCGAGCTGCCGGAAGCCGGCGATTACGACGACGACTGGCGTGTCGCGCAGATGGGACCCAAGACGGTCAACCTCATCAAAAAGGTTCGCCCTGACCTTGTCCTGGTCGAGGAGAGGCTTCGCTTCTCCAAGGCAGGTACACACGCCTTTGCGATGAGCAACGCGCTCCACGGCGCTGTATATAGCATCTGCTGCACGATGAATGTCCTGTTCGGAACTATCGGCGTTCGTTCATGGCACGCAGCAGCCTACGGCGAAGGTTTCAAGCAACCGCTGGTCCCAGATTGCGACAGGACAGGGCGCCAGAAAATAGACACCAAGACCGGAAAGCCTCTGTTCAAGCTGAAGGACTGGAAAGACATTGCTGTCGAGAAGTGCCAGGAACTGCAGATTCCGCTCCCGAGCAAGAAGACTACGGCACACAACGCGGCCGAAGCCGCCATCATCGCAATGATGTGGCGCTGCCACAACAGGATCACAATTCCAGCGGCGCGCGACCATGAACGCTATATCGAACTTCTCCAGCGACCGAAGACGCCAAAGGCGGTGGCGGCATGATCCTCTTTAACTGGCCATGGGGTGAACTGCAGCCCCATACGTACAACCTCATCATGGCCGATCCGCCTTGGACCTATCGCATGTACAGCGAGGCGGGCGAGCATAAGTCACCTCAAGCGAAATACAGCACGATGTCGATCGACCAGATCAAAGAGCTTCCGGTTCTGGATCTCGCCGCGACCGATTGCATCCTCTGGCTATGGGCCGTGAATCCTATGTTGCCTCAGGCTATCGCGGTGCTTGCCGCATGGGGTTTCGAGTTCAAGACGGCCGGCACATGGCTCAAAACCACGAAGCACGGGAAAATCAACTTCGGCACTGGTTACATCCTTCGTGGCTCCAATGAGCCTTTCCTGATCGGCACGCGCGGTTCGCCTCGCACAGCAAAGAATGTCCGATCGGGTTTCACCGGTCTCATCCGCGAACACTCTCGCAAGCCGGAGGAGGCATTCGCCGCGGCTGAGAAGCTGATGCCAAACGCGCGCCGCCTAGAGCTGTTCAGCCGAACCAACCGGCCGGGGTGGGATCATTTCGGAGATGAAGCTGGCAAATTTAACGAGGTCGCAGCATGAACGCCATGCCACAAGAATTCGCAGCGATACCGGCAAACATAGACGCCGAACAGCAACTGATCGGCGCATTGCTGATCAACAACGAAGCACTTGAGGCGTTGCCGAGTTCGTTTGATGATCGGCATTTCTTTGAGCCTTTTCACCAGTCGGTATTTCGGGAAATCAAGCGCCTCGTGGAACTTGGGAAGAGCGCGAACCCTGTGACGGTGAAGGCTGGCGTCGATACAGGAGCCATGATCGGAGATCTCACAACGTCGCAATACCTGGCGCGCATGGCATCCGAGGCTGTTTCCATTGTCAACGTTCCTGGCTTCGCCCAAGCGATCACATTTGATGCTATGCGCCGTGGTCTCATATCAGTTGGTGAGCAGGCCGGAGAGCTTGGCTTTCAATGCGGCGACGAACTGACCTTCATCGAACAGGCAGACGCTCTCAGGGAGCAATTTGAGCGCATCGTACGCGGTCTGGAATCGGATGATGAACTGACCTTGGCGGATGCAGCCGATCGAGCCCTGAGCGCCACCAATAACGCTTTCCGTGGCAACGGTCATACAGGCGTCGATTATGGGTTCTCGCCTCTGTCGGGCCTGATCGGGCCAGCAATGCCCGGACAGCTTATCGTGATCGGTGGCGGCACCAAGCAGGGCAAGTCAACGCTCATCGAGCAAATCGTCATGGGCGCCGCGATGAACGGTCACCCGGTCTGGGTTTACTCCGGGGAAATGCAGGGCGAGGAGCTTGCCCACCGCGCGCTGTCCCGCATCACCGACATCCAGGCATGGCGTCAGATCCGTGGCAAGGTTTCGGAATCCGAAGTCGAGAAGCTCATGATTGCCAAGACCAATGCCATGACGTGGCAGGAACGGGTGATTATCCGAGACAAGCCGATGACGCTGACGCAGATAGAGCGATCGGTTACCAACTTCACCGCTCGTCATCCCGGCGGAATGGCCATAGTCGACCATATCGGCCTCGTGGAGCGCGACAAGAGCAACATGCGCCTAACCGATCAGGATTTCGGCCCGCTCGTCACGCGCACGCTCAAGATGCTGGCGAACAAGGCATCACTCCCGATCTTCGCGGCGGCACAGCTCAAGAAGAACACCTTCGCGATCGAGGACCGCACCATCACCCGCAAGACCTTTGAGCAGGCCATCAATCGCCGGCCGAAATATGCGGACATCCTTGGGTCCGTTGAGAAGGACGCCAATCACGTCATCATTCCGTTCCGCGCCGAACCGATCCTGCAGGAGCTTGAGCCGGTCGAAGGCTCTGGCAACTACGGAGATTGGGAAGCCGTCATGAGTCAGGTGAAAGACAAAGCCGAGATCATTCTCGCCCTGTCGCGCCACACCCGCTGGCCCCAACGCAAAGAGGTGGGCTGGGACGGCGGCAAGACCATGTTCACCGAGATCAAGCCCGACCAGGGGAGGATGCTTTGAACCACTTCGCCGCATATACCAAACCAGTGCCCGGCGGCCATTGGGCAATGTGCCGCTTCGCCCAGAACGCGCAGCCGTGGCCGATCCTTGAGGGCGACAAGCCGAAGGTGTTCCCGGTCCAGACAGACGCGCTTATCGCCGCCCAGGGACACGTCATCAAGCACATCAACGGCACGATGCGCCGCGACGGAGAGACGATCAAAGCCGTTAGCGATGCCGATGCCCATTTCAACCTCAAGCCATTCGTCAAAGCCAAGGGCAGCAATAAGCGAACCATTGTCGAGAAGGCACGACGCAAGGGCAAAGAGATCAGCGTGGAAAGGAGGGAAATGGCATGAACCACCACGTCACCCTAACCCCGTTGCAAAGAGCATGGCACGAAGCTGCAAAGGCAAGAGAGGCTGAGAGAGTACGGAAGGCCATGCGGTTGAAAACTGTGGCGCCAGTGCCGAAGCCCATTGAAAGGCCGGTAGAGAAGCCTAAGCCGCGCCTCGTTCAGGTCGCGCCCGCCGGCCAAATCATCCCGCTGCATTTCAACACGTTCAAGACGGTCAGCATCTCATGGGTGGGTGAATACTGCCCATACGCCGGAGGATCGGTCGAGCTTGCCCGCGACCGCAGCATGACAGAGATAGCTATCGAGTGGCTGAAACGCTTTCCCGGCGTCTCTATGGGCGAAATAAAGGGGTCTGCGCGCGCAAGGCGCATAGTCTTCCCGCGCCAGATCATATTCCACGCCATCAAGACGGAACGGCCGAACCTGTCATTCCCGCAGGTAGGACACTGGATGGGCAATCGCGATCACACCACGGCGCTGCATGCGGTCAACAAAATCCAAGCCATGATCGACAACGGCACGTTCGAAGCCGAGGTAGAGGAATGGCATCGGATGTTTGGGAAGGCGAGGGCGCGATGACAAACCACCCAGCGGCAGAGGCAATATTTGCAGAGCATGGCATTGTAGTTGTGCCGGCGCATGTAATGCCGGCCGTCGGGCAGACACGGGCAATCGTCACGCTGGAGCGCATCATAAACCGCCATGGAGACGACCACGCGCGCTTTGTGGTCATGACGCTGGCAGAGACCGCCAACAACAAGGGCTTCATTGACGAGACGTCTCTATGGGTCGTTTCCGACATGATCCGGGCGGCAGAGAAGAACTTTCCCGACTTGGTGACGAACAATGTCACTGCCTGGTTCTCGTTCTTCGATACTTTGCCGCTCGGGTGGTTACAATATTGGGCTCTGGACCTCGACGGGGTGGTATCCAAACGACATGCGTTAGTCGGCATGCTATACGAGAGAATGAAGCGGACGTTCGGCGCTATGGCGACGCAACCGGACCTTTTGGATGACAGGAGATCGGCATGAACGAAGGACAGATCATAGAGCTTTTCATCCGCGCCGCCGAGGTCGACCGCAAGCTCCCCGATACCGCGCGACCGGCCCAGGCCAAGGCCATCAACTACGGCTATATCCACGACACCGCCGATATCAATGGCTGGTCCGCCGAAGACAAGCACGCCAACAACTGGTCATGGCTCGATCCGAAAAAGCTCCGCAATACGACTAACGACATGGGCCTATGGGAAGCTGCCATGGAGGTTATCAAGCTGGTGCCGTGCGAGAAGAAGCGGCGTGCGCTGTGGGCATGGGCCATCTCCGAAGCAGGAGGGAAAGCATTCGCGAAGTGGTGTCGGAACGTCGAAGGCATCAGCCGACAGCTCGGCGACTACCGAAAAAATGCTGCAGTTGAATGCATCACAAGAGCTTTCAGCCGCAAGCCATTGCAGCATAACGATTTTGACGACGAAGCCGCCTTTACAAATCACCCTGAAATCGAGGATAAAAAGTCCAACATCGGAGTTTGGCGCGCAGATGACGCAAGGCCTTCTCTGGACTTCGACGCCGACCTTCGGGACTTCAGTTGGGCAGACGCGCAGAACGCCAGGCGGCGGGAGCGTGAAGCTCGAAAGCGCGAGGCGGCATAACAGTTCGCATGATGACGCGGTAATTAGCCAAGGCCGTCCTCCCCGCAAGGGTGTAGAGTAATCCGAGTAGTTGGCGCTCGGCATGCGATAACAGGTTGCCGTCGATCTCTGGTCCCGCGACTGGATGACGGTCTTAGCTCTCGCGGGTGACACGATCAAATGATCGGAATCTAGGGGTGGCGCGCTGAGAAGCCTCTAGCTGGTTCACGCTCCAGTCAAAAGCGTCCAATTCGCCCAACAGGGCAACGGAATGCGAGGCGGCGCTGAAACGCAGAAGCGCATCAAGGTGTGATCGTAGGCCCGGGTCTCGGATGGGCAATTCATCTTGAATTCACCAGCCTAAATCCGATCAAGGGGGCGAGACCTCCTCGGTAGGCAGATGAACGGACGATCAAGCCACGGTAGCGTGTGGCCCTCGCAGTATCGGCATCTGAACCCGGATCAACCGGATGTAGGTTGCCCCCGGCACTGGCTCCGGCCAGCGCCCCTTACAAACTCCGGCTTAAAGGCCATTCCACCAGCCCCGCCCGTAACAAGGTGGGGCTGAATACGTTTCAGGAGATGAGCATGACGTTGATCAAGCGATTAGCGATCTACCCGTTTGGATTGCTGGCGTTCCTGATCGATCGCTTCTTTAAGGCTGTCCAGGCCTCCTCCTTGGATATCGAGCGTCGCCTTCAAGACCGGGCTGACGCGAAACGAGAATCGTGGCTCAAAACCCTTGATCCGGACAAGGTGGCAGAAAGCGGCCTATTGGAAGATATCATCCTTGCCCAGCAAGCGCGCTGCGCTCAGGGCTTGGGCCCTAAGGATTACAGCCACCTGCGCCGCGCCGCCTAACCCCATTCACCCGCCCACATGGAGAGAGCGATGTTCGGAAAGCTGATCAGCACTGTGGTTGACGTTGCCACGCTCCCTGTCTCTGTCGCAGTGGATGCCGTCACTCTGGGCGGCGCGCTTGTTGACCGCGACGAGCCCTATACCGTCTCCAAAGCCAAGCGCATCGGCAAAGAGGCCGGCAAGGTTATTGAGAAGCTGGCGGAGTGAGTGCGATGCAGTCTCAGTTCGATCGCAAAGTGAACCAGCTCCGCGAGATGGAGAACGGCTTCTGCAATCCGATGAAGAACAAGGTGGCACAGGAACTGCGTGAGGATCTACGCGAAGACCTGGAGCGCCGGGCTTCAATAAGCAGGACATCGCGGAAATGGAGAGCGAGTGGTAGCCACCCCATGACCACCACCGAGCAAGAGCGGGAGAGGGGTTATCTCCGCCGCAACGTGTTCTGGATGTCCCTGACTGTGGATGAAACCTTATCAAGGTCAGACTTAATCCCGGTGAGGGTCTTCTCTAGGCCCTTCGCGATCACACCCGTGTTAAAGTAGTTTGTGACGCCAAGTATCGCGCTGCACGAAGAGCAGCATATCGCCATCATCTTGTACTGCCCACCCGCGGGGCTGATCTCTTCAAGCCGGGTTCCGGTACTGTTGCAATGCCCACACTTAGCCATTTGGTGCTCCCTTTCTGGTTGACATGGGGATTGAGCCACAGCGGCACAGATTCGCAAAGGGCGTGCCGATCCTGTCCACAGGCGCCCCGATCCGTAGAAAACCATTATCGCGAAATGCCAACCGCCCAGCGATTGGAAGGAATGATTTTGCGCACACCGGAGAAAATATGACCTGTATTGTTGGGCTAGTGGATAACGGAACCGTGTGGATTGGAGGAGACAGCGCGGCTACTGCTGGGTTCTCTTTGACTGTTCGTTCGGACAAAAAAGTCTTCAAGGTCGGCGACATGCTAATCGGCTTCACTTCGTCTTTCAGGATGGGCCAGCTTTTAGAGCATAGCTTCACTCCTCCAAAAAGGCACGCCGATCAGGATGTTTTCACCTACATGGTCACGTCTTTCGTCGACGCCGTTAGGGCTTGCTTCAAGGATGGCGGGTTCGCCGAAAAACACAGCGAAAGCGAGAGAGGCGGTGCCTTTCTCGTGGGCTATGAAAAGAGATTGTTCCTCATTGAGAGCGACTATCAAGTTGGTGAAAGTATTCACGGCTTCAATGCCTGCGGGTGCGGCGATCAGATCGCGTTGGGAGCTATGTATCTATCCCGTGGGTCTGAGCCAAAGGACAGAATATATTCTGCATTGAAGGCTGCGGAGGCCTTTAGCGCGGGAGTTCGTGCGCCCTTCCATATCCTGTCATCGTGACTGCAAATGGCAAAGCTAACCACCCTCAAGCCCCAGATCGCCACCATCAAGCCACTGATAGGCAGAGCGACAGGGGATGAGAACGCAAGGCTTAGGCAGCGTGACCAAGAGATAGAGTGGCGTGCCTGGTACGGCACAGAGCGGTGGAAGCAGATGCGCAGACGTATCTGGTCCCGAGACAACTACACCTGCCAAGTGACCGGCACTCTCTGCATAGGCAAATACCCCGCAGGCAATAGCCCAGTGGCTGACCACAAGATACCGCACCGTGGCGATCCTGCCTTGTTCTGGGATGAGAACAACATCCACACAGTGAGCAAGGAATACCACGATAGCCAGAAGCAACGAGAGGAGCGCGCACAGGCGCGTTGGTAGGCATGGCCCGCACAAGCGATGAGATCACCATCAATGGCTCTGACCTTCTCTGCAGCCTCCGTATAGGCGTCAAGATGCCTCGCTTGTTCGGCCCTCGTATGACTGTCGCCACATGGCTCTTTCAGTTGGCTGGTGTAGTGAGCGGCACGAATGTCGTGGTCGAAGTGGATGATCCTTTGGCCGATGATCCATTGCCAGACGTCATCCCCGATTGCAGCAACCCATATGGTGAAGGCATCAGAACAACCGGATCAGGCGACAGGCCACCCAAGCCAAGAAGGTAGGGGGGGGTAGTCAAAAGTCTGAAAAGGCTGGCTTTTCCCCACCCGCGACCCCCTCACCAACATATTATTTTTTTGGAGCGTGAATTTCAGCCATGGCCGGAAACAAAAACAGCGGTCGTTCCGAATTCGAGCCAACGGACGAGGACCGCGAAAAAGTGCGTGTTCTCAAGGCCGGCGGCATGTCGAATGTCGGGATTGCTGATGTTATCGGTATTTCCGAGCCAACGCTGCGCAAGCATTTTTCTTTGGAGCTTGATCGGGCGACGGCGAAAGTCCGCGCGGAGCTGCTGATGGCTCGGTATCGGTCGGCGATGGGTGGGAACGTCTCAGCCCAGAACAAAATGATTGAGCAGGTTTCTGCCGTGGACGCGCAGAACAAGCGGGCGCCCGAGAAACCGGAAAAACAGCCGAAACTTGGAAAGAAGGAAGAGAAGAAAGCCGCCGCTCAAGCTGTCGCTGGCATTTTTGCTCCTCCATCGCCACCGAAGCTGGTTGTGGACAATCGTTGATGCAGTGGTCAACGGCTTGCTTGGACTGGCGTCAGCGCATCGTTGAACGCCGGCCGCTTGTTGCGTTCGACCCTCTCTTCAATGATGAGGCAGAGGCGGCGCTGGCCGTATTCAAGTCGCTGAAGGTCGTTGACCTCGCGCAGATATACGATCAGGAAACGGAAGAGTATCGACACCCTACCTTCGGTGAGGTGTGTGAGGAGTGGGTGTTCGATTTCGTCAGGGCCGTATTTGGTGCCTACGATACCGAAAATGCCAAGCGCCTGATTGAAGAGTTCTTCCTGCTCGTCAGCAAGAAGAACGGGAAGAGCACGATCGTTGCTGGCATCATGATCACGGCACTGATCCGAAATTGGCGCCACTCAGCGGAACTGTTGATCCTGGCGCCAACGCGAGAGGTTGCTGATAACTCATTTAAGCCGGCAGCCGACATGGTACGGCACGACTTGGTCTTGTCGGATCTGCTTCATATTCAGGACAATCTTAAGCAGATCACCCATCGTTTGACGAATGCTGTGCTGAAAGTGGTTTCCGCTGATTCAACCAGCTCTGCTGGCAAAAAGGCAGCTTTCGTTCTGGTAGACGAGCTCTGGCTGTTCGGCAACAAATCTGGTGCGAGCGCGATGTTACAGGAAGCCACAGGCGGGCTGATCTCCCGGCCTGAAGGTTTTGTGATCTACATCTCGACGCAATCCGACAAGCCGCCGTCTGGCGTGTTCAAGGAAAAGCTGGATTACGCGCGTCAGGTGCGCGACGGCGAGATAGAGGATCAGCGCTTCTTGCCGGTCATCTATGAGTTTCCGGAAGAGATGGTCGAGAATAAGGATTATTTGAAGCCTGAGAACTTCTACGTCACCAACCCCAATCTAGGCCGGTCGGTTAGAACGGATTGGCTGGAGCGAAAGTTAGCCGCAGTTATCAGTGGACAGGATGAGGAAGGGGACACGATCCAGACCTTCCTCGCAAAGCACCTGAATATTGAAATTGGTATGAATCTCAGGGCTAACCGTTGGCCAGGCGCTGAGTTCTGGTCGGCGCGAGCGGAAGCCGGGCTTGATCTTGAAAGCATTTTGTTGAGGTCCGAGGTTATTGTTGTCGGGGTAGACGGTGGAGGACTTGATGACCTCTTCGGATTAACCGTCGTCGGAAGAGAAAAGGGCAGCCGTAACTGGCTGTCGTGGTCACACGCTTGGTGTCACGAAGGCGTTTTAACTCGCCGGAAAAAGATCGCCTCAAAGCTCCGAGACCTTTCCGATGCCGAGGAACTGACCATCGTTGACGACGAGCTTACTGATGTCTCCGAAATCGTAGAGATTATCTCCGACATCAAGGACCGCGGGCTTCTGGCATCGGTCGCCGTAGATCCGGCGGGCCTTGGTGAGATGATCGAAGCGCTGGCCGAGATTGAAGTGACGCAAGAGGCTGGCAATCTCGTAGGCGCCCCTCAGGGCTACGCGATGATGAACGCCATCAAGACCGCCGAGCGAAAGCTTGCGAACGGCACCTTGAAGCATGCTCCGTCCGCTCTGATGGACTGGTGCGTGTCCAACCTGAAGATCGAGCCCACGGCTACGGCCATTCGGGCGACGAAACAGAATGCGGGGGATGCAAAGATTGACCCTGTCATGGCGCTCTTTGATGCCGTGACGGTGATGAGCAGAAACCCAGAAGCACCGGGGGCGGGAATGGACGATTACTTCAAGAGCCTGGCAGGTGCAGCGTGAACGCAATCCAAAAGATCAAGAGCGCGATTGTTCGGCGCCTGACCGTTCGCGAGCCGGATGGCTGGTATCCCGATGCCATGCGCGGCGATGCGGGCGAACTAGTTACGGACAGTACTGCACTGTCTCTGTCGGCGGTTTGGGCCTGCGTCAACTTGCTTGCCGGCACTATCGCCAGCCTGCCGTTGATGGTCTATCGCACCGATGCGCAGGGAAAGCGCACAGTGGCGCGCGACCATCGGCTCTATCGTGTGCTTCACGACAGTCCGAACTATGACCAGACGGCGGTCGACTTCTGGGAGTTCGTCAGCGCCTCACTCGAACTGTGGGGCAATGCATATGCCCGCATCGAGCGCAGCGGCGGGCAAGTGTCTGGCCTTCATCCCGTAGCGCCAAACCTTGTTTCTGTCCGCAGGTTGAGCAATGGCTCGATCGAATACCGCTGGACTGAAGAAGGCAAGTCCTATGTCGAAACAGACGGCGCCATGATGCATATCCGCGGCTTCGGCGGCAACCCGCTGGGCGGCATGTCGACCCTGCACTTCGGCCGGAACACCTTCAGCCTGGCGCGTGCGGTTGATCGCTCGGCTGGCAGTACGTTCAAAAATGGTCTGCGCCCATCTGGCGTGCTGACTTTCGCAGCATGGCTGTCGCCAGAGCAGCGAGAGATCGCGAAAACCAATCTCGTTGAGAACTATCTTGGCGCAATGAACTCCGGTCGGCCTCTTATTCTCGAAGGCGACACGAAGTGGCAGCAGCTCACGATAACGCCAGAAGACGCACAGATGCTGGAATCTCGCAGCTTCTCGGTCGAGGAAATCTGCCGGTTCTTCGGCGTGCCTCCTCACATGGTTGGCCGGACTGAGAAGTCCACCAGTTGGGGAACGGGCCTTGAGCAGCAAACCCTGGCGTTCCAGAAGTTCACACTTCGCCGCCGGCTGAAGCGCATCGAGCAGGCGCTGGAGAAGCAACTGCTCAAGCCGGAAGACCGAGCCAGCGGTATCACGATCGAGTTCAACCTTGAAGGCCTCCTGCGAGGCGATAGCGCGGCAAGGGCGAGCTTTTATCAGTCTGGCCTCACCAACGGCTGGATGACGATCAACGAAGTGAGAGCGCTCGAAAATATGCCTGCCGTCGATGGCGGCGATGTCCCGCGCATGCAGATGCAGAACGTTCCGATCACTCAGGCCGGCACGCAGACCCAACTGCCCCCTCCCAACGAGGAATGAACGACATGAAAACGAAGGATTTCGCCCTGCAGGTCAAAGACCTGTCGGAAGACGGCACCTTTGAAGGCTACGGTTCCATCTTTGGGAACATCGACAGCTACGGCGAAAAGGTGATGCCCGGCGCTTTCGTGGAGAGCCTGGCCAAGCACAAGCGCGAAGGCTCCAACGTCCTGATGCTCTGGAACCATGATGCCCACCAGCCGATCGGGGTCTGGGAGGATTTGGCCGAGGATGCAAAGGGTCTGTGGGGCAAGGGCCGGTTCCTGCTTGACATCCAGCGGGCGCGCGAGGTCCACACGCTTGCCAAAAACAAGGCGATTGGCGGGCTGTCCATCGGCTACCGCGAGGAAGATACCGACCAGGACGGCGCTGTCCGGCTCCTGAAGAAGCTCAACTTGTACGAAATCTCTCCGGTGACATTCCCGGCCAACCGCCGCGCCCGGATCGAGAGCGTCAAATCAGAACGCATGGATGAGTTCGCCCGCCGACTGCGCGACGGCGATCCCATGCCAATCAAGGATTTCGAGGACATCCTGCGCGAGGCAGGGGTTCCGAAAAGCATGGCTGTCGCGATCGCCTCGCACGGCTATGCCAAGGCCATTCGGAGTGATTCCGAGGGCGATAAGGCGAATGACACGGCTGCGTTCCTGGAAGCTCTGCGAGCCAGCTAATCCCCAACATCGCTCTTAGGAGAAAACCATGAGCAACGAAAACAAGTCGGTGGCAGATCTCGCCGCCGAGATCAAGGCTGAGCAGCGCCAGGCGGTTGACGCTGTCAAGGCGATTGCCGAGGAAGCCCTTGGCAAGGCGAAGTCCGGCGAAGAACTGACGGCTTCCCTCAAGGAAAAGGCCGACGAAGCCCTTCTGAAAATGAACGGCCTGACCGAGCAGATGGCCGAGCTTGAGCAGAAGATGGCCCGCGGCGGCAAGGGTGGTGACGATCCCGCCAAAACTCTCGGCGAGCAGTTCGTTGAATCGGAAGGCTTCAAGTCGTTCCAAGACAGCAAGTTCTCCAAGAGCGCACGCGGCGCTGACCTGAAGGTGAAGGCAACGCTGACGTCGGCGACGACTGATGCTGCCGGCTCCGTTGGTGACGCAATCGCCAATACTCGCCTGCCTGGCATCCTTCCGCTGCCACAGCGCCGTCTCACCGTTCGCGACCTGCTTTCGCAGGGCCGGATGGACGGCAACACGCTGGAATATGTGAAGGAAACCGGCTTCACCAACAACGCGGCTGGTGTCGCCGAAGGCGCTCTGAAGCCTTCGTCCGATCTCAAGCTCGATCTGGTGACGACGTCGGCCAAGGTGATCGCCCACTGGATGAAGGCATCCAAGCAGGTTCTGGACGATATTTCGCAGCTTCGCTCGATGATCGACCAGCGCCTCCTCTACGGCCTCGCCTATGTGGAAGAAAACCAGCTGCTCAACGGCGATGGCACCGGCCAGAACCTGAACGGCATCATCCCGCAGGCAACCGCCTACTCGGCGCCGATCACTCTGGCTTCTCCGACCAGCATCGACATGATCCGTCTGATGATGCTGCAGGCGGCGCTGGCCGAGTATCCGTCCACAGGTATCGTGATGCACCCGAGCGATTGGGCGTGGATCGAGACGCTGAAGGACACCACCGGCCGCTACATCATCGGCAATCCGCAAGGCACGATAAGCCCGACGCTGTGGGGCCTGCCGGTCGTGGCAACCCAGGCGATGACGGTCGACAAGGTTCTCGTCGGCGCGTTCAAGCTCGGTGCCCAGGTCTTCGACCGCTGGGATGCCCGGATCGAAGCGGCCTATGTCGATGACGACTTTATCCGCAACCTGATCACGATCCTTGCGGAAGAGCGTCTTGCTCTGGCGGTCTATCGTCCTGAAGCCTTCATATATGGCGACTTCGGTCGCGTGACCTGATCGGCTTCGGCTCATCAAGGAGGGCAGCTTCGGTTGCCCTCTCTATGAACCGAAGGAGAAACATCATGAAAACCTATGAAGTCCTTCGCCAGCACTTCGGCGACAAGATGTACATGCCGGGAGACACCCGCGAAGCCGCGCAGGGCGAAGTTCAGCACCTGATTAACAACGGCGTGCTGCGTGAGGCGAAAGCCAAGGCTGAGCCCGCGCCGTCGAACAAGGCCGAGAAGGCCGCCCCGAAAAACAAGAGCGCTTGATCCATGCACCGTCCCGTCCGCGTTACCGCGCCAGAAGCGCTGCCAGTTTCTCTCGAAGAGGTGAAGAAGGCCCTGCGCGTCGACAGCGCGGATGATGACGATATGCTGACAAGCCTCATCCAGTCCGCGGTCGATCACTACGAGGGCTGGACTGGTGTGCTGGGCATCTGCCTTGTCGAGCAGACATGGCGGCAGGCCTATGATCGCTATGACCAGTGCCTGCGACTTCCGCTCGGGCCGGTGATCGCTGTGGATAGCGTCAAGACACGCGACGCCGCCGGGACCGAGACGCAGATCCCAACCACCGACTATGCGATCGAGACGGATGCCGCCGGCCGATCATATGTCCGGTTCGTGGGTGGGTTCACTATGCCGGCCGATGCTGCGCTTCGTTCCGCAATCTCGGTCGATTATCGCGCTGGCTGGCCTATCTTAGACGACAAGCCAACCGTGCCGGCCGACATCCTTACCGCCATCATCGCCCGCGTCCAGATCGGATATGAGCAGACTGCGACCGATGCGGGCCAGACAATCGCCAACATGGAACGCGCCCTGATTGCCAAGTGGCGCCGACCCTTGCTGTAGGAGGCCCAGATGGCCCGTGTACGCTTCAAGCACGATTACGACTACAAACCCACGCCCCAGAGCACAATCGGCTACAAGGCGGGCTGGGAGGGCACTGTAAGGCGCGAGTGCGCGGAAGAAGCCGTCGCCGCCGGTAAGGCAGAATGGGCCGGTAAAGACGCGGAGGCAAAGCAGGATGGCGAAGCCGAGATCAGCCGGTGATCTGTTCCACCGTGTCGCATTCGACAAGCGCGAAGAAATAGACCGGGGAGATGGCGTCTTTGTTGGTCAGTGGGTCGAGCAGTTTCAGGTCCGGGCAGGCTTTGCGCATTTGCGCGGCGGTGAAAGCGTCATGGCTGATCGCCTACAAGGGCAGCACACACAGGTCATATTCGTTCGTTCGTCTTCGCAGACACGGGCAGTGGATACGGACTGGCGGGTGAGGGATGCTCGAACCGGAACCGAGTTCAACATCCGCGACGTGACGCCCACCAATGATCGACAGTGGCTGGATTTCCTCTGTCAGAGTGGCGTGGCAAGCGGATGACGAAAATTCAAGGCCTCGATCGGCTTAAAAGGAAGCTGGCGAAGTTGCCCGCAGTTGCCAAGCAGATGATCCGGCAGGCAATGGAAGCCAAGGCGAATGAAATCGTCGCCATGATGAAAAACCTCGTCCCGGTCGATGATGGAACGCTGCGCGACAGCATCGGCTGGACATGGGGCAAGGCCCCGAAGGGTTCGCTTACTATAGCGTCTGTCCAAGCGACTGGCGACAGCGATATGACGCTGACGATCTACGCCGGCAATAAGGAAGCGTTCTATGCCCGATGGGTCGAGTTCGGCACGGCGCGGCACGAGAATGGTGGCCTTTTCGCTGGCTCAATTCATCCGGGTACGACAGCGCAGCCGTTCTTCTTCGTCTCCTGGCGGGCAAACAAACGACGCACCGTCAGGGCGATACGCAAGGCCTCGCGAGACTCAGCAAAGAAGGTGGCGGCAGGATCATGACAAACGACGCGGCGCATGAACTGCAGGTGGCCATCGTCAACGCCCTGAAGGCTGACCCTGACGTGGCCGCGCTGGTCAGCAATCGCATCTATGACCGGGTGCCGACGACGGACGGGAAGATCACGGCGACCTTTCCTTATATCTCTTTCGGGCCCGTGCAGGACCTGCCGGAATACGCTGACTGCATCGAAGCATCTGAGCTGGTCATCCAGTTGGATGCCTGGTCGCGCGATCCCGGCTTCATGGAAGGCCGCAAGATCGCCAAGGCCATCAAGAAGGCTCTGGCTGATCAAAGCCTGCCTCTGGCCGACAATGCCCTTGTCTATTTCGAGTTTGATGGCCGCCGCGATCTACGCGCGCCGGATGGCTTGACAACCCAGATCGTCAGCACGTTCCGCGCTGGCGTTGAGCATCACTGAAAACGCCAACACAGGAGGCCGCAATGGCTCAGGCAACCACCATTAAGGGGGGCAAGATTCGCGTGCTCCTCGGCGACGATTCCGATCCGACCGTCTACAGCTCTCCCTGCGGCTTCACGCAGCGATCCATCACGCTGAACAAGGGGCTCGAAGAGGTCAACATTCCGAATTGCGCCGACCCCGACAAGGTCGATTGGGTTGGTCGTGACGCGACGTCTCTTTCCATGGGTATCTCTGGCGAAGGCGTGCTCGCGTCCGAGAGCGTCGATACCTGGCTCGAAGGCTTCGAAAGCATCGAGAGCATTCCGGTCAAGGTCGAATGGGAGTTCCCCGCGAAGACGATCACCTGGACCGGCCGCATGCATATCGAAAGCATGGAAGTCGGCGCCAACAATGGCCAGCGCGCAACCAACAACGTTTCGCTCCAGAGCGACGGCGAAATGGTCCGCGTCACCACGCCGGTCACGCCCTAATGCGGGACGCGACCGTCACATTCGATTGGGCAGACGGGACATACTCGTTCCGTCTTGCCTGGGGGCAACTGGCCGAGCTTCAGGAGAAATGCGACGCCGGCCCATATGTTGTGCTTCAGCGCCTTCACAGCGGCGAGTGGCGCATAGAAGACGTGAGCAACATCATCAGGCTCGGCCTGATCGGCGGCGGCATGGAGCCATCGCCAGCCCTAAAGCTGACGCGTGCTTATGTCGAGGCTCGCCCACCGATGGAAAACCTCATCCCGGCGCAGGTCATTCTGTCTGCGGCGCTAACTGGTGCTCCGGAGGAGAAGGTGGGGGAGGACGGCGCAGCAAGTCAAAAGACAAACAGCTTGACGAACTCCCAAACGGAAAGCTGAGATTTGCTGCGATCTACGGGACCGGCGCTGTGATTGGGTTCACCCCGCAGCAGGTCAACGAGATGTCGGTTTGGCAGTTCATGGCGGCGGTGGACGGTTACGTCGAAGCCAACAGCCCGGATGATGGGGCACTGACCGCGAAAGAAATCGATGAGCTTTGGGATTGGGTTCGCGAATGAACCAATCACCATGATCTGAAATTGTCCAGGTCTTGTTTTGGCTTCTGGACAGTCTGATTGTTGGCCAATGCCTCTTTATACTTTTTGGGAACATAACCGAGGGTGCGCGCACCGCAACTCGGGCACTTGTAGGCACCGCTTCCAAAAACAGTGACGAGTAACCAAACCGGAATCCAAAACCCAGCAGTTACGACAGACAGCAGAAGGTGCAGTACGTGATTGGGGGTCTGCCTCTCGGCTAGGACCATCCGCACTTCTTCTTCGCAGAACATTCTCTTTTTTTGAGTTCCCACTGCCGCATCTCCCGTTTGAGTAATAGCTAAAAGGTTCAATCGAAAATGGCAACAGACCTGGAGCGTCTCGTCGTTCAGCTTTCCGCTGACGTGAAAGGCTATCAGAATGCCCTTAATCGCGCGCAAGGAATTACGAACAGGCAGGCGCGAGCTATAGAAAACCGCTTCCGTCGTATGAACACGACAATCGCTGCGTCATATACTGGACTGGCAACCAGCGCAGCGAAAGCCTTCGCCCTCATTGGCGGTGCGCAGGGGTTTCGTCAGCTCTCCGATAGCGCCACGAAGATCGATAACTCCCTAAAGGTGGCTGGCCTTTCTGGCGAAGAGCTTGAGGGTGTATACCAGAAGCTTTTCGCGGCAGCGCAGAAGAATGCAGCGCCGCTTGAGACACTGGTGCAGCTCTATGGCCGCGTCTCGCTTGTGCAGGGCGAGCTTGGTGTTTCGTCCGATCAGATCGTCAGCCTGTCTAACAACGTCGCCCTTGCATTGCGCGCGTCTGGCCAGTCTAGCCAAGAGGCGTCTGGCGCCCTGTTGCAGCTTTCGCAGGCGCTTGGATCTGGTGTTGTTCGCGCCGAGGAATTCAACTCCATCCTTGAGGGCGCGCCGACCATTCTGCAGGCTGCGGCAGCTGGTATCCAGCAGGCCGAGGGGTCGGTGGCGAAGCTTCGTCAGATCATGCTGGACGGAAAGCTTTCTTCGAAGGCGTTTTTCGACGGTATCAACGCTGGCGCACCTGTTCTTGAACAGAAGGTTGCTGGCGCAGTTTTGACGCTCGACCAGCGGCTGGAGAACCTTCGCACCGCACTTACTAATGCCACGCGCGACTTCAACAAGTCGTCGAACGCTGCGAACACGTTTGGCTCCGCGATCGACAATATGGCCAGCTTCATCAACAGCGTCGACATGGACGGTCTTGCATCTGACATTGGCGCTATCATCAAACTTCTGAATGAAGGGGCCACTGCCGCGCAGAATATGGCCGAGTGGATTGGCAGGATTAGCGGCCTTCAGAACATTGGCGCTGGTGTCGTTGACGCGTTGGGCGGTAAAGACGGCAAGGTTTCGTACCTGGGCGGCGCGCTGACGATAGAGTCTACCGTCAAGTCTGCCGATAAGCTGAACGACATTACCGCCAAGCGCCTAGATCTTGTAAAACAGATAGCGGAAATCAAAGCCAACCCAATGAATGTTCTTGGGCAGGCAGAGGTTCGTCAACTTGAAGGTCAGATAAAGGGGCTGCAAGAGGAGGCGGCAAAGCTAGCTCCAACCGCCGTGCAGACGGCCCTCGAAAAGACGAAACTCGAATATCCGTCAACGGCGCCAACAATCGGGTCTGGCGGCTCCAGCAAAAAATTCACGCCGATCGATATCACCGATCCTCAGTATCAAGTGACATCCACTGGAGGCGGCGGGAAGGGCGGTAGATCCAGCAGCACCCGAGCAGACGAATACGCTCGCGAGGTCGAACAAATACGCGCTCGCACAAAGGCATTAACCGAAGAAACAGCGGCGCAGAAGCAGCTAGATCCTCTCGTTAATGACTACGGCTACACGCTTGAGTTCGTCCGCGCCAAGCAAGACCTGTTGAATGCTGCCCAAGAGGCAGGTGTGAAGATCACGCCCGAGCTTACGAAGTCAATCGAAGGGCTCGCCGCCGGTTACGCGAACGCCGTTGTCGCATCCGAGCAGTTAGCCGAAAAGCAAGATGAGATCCGCCAGCGTGCGGAGGAAGCCATGGCGACCGCCAAAGATGTCACGCGAGGCATAATCGATGGCTTCGTTGAAGGTGCCAGTGCGGCAGACATCTTAGCCGACAGCCTCAAGAAAATCGGCAACGCGCTGATCGATGACGTGCTGAACAGTATCTTCAAGGTCAACAACGCTGCTGGTGGCGGCGGTGGGTTCTTGAGCGGCCTGTTCAGTCTGTTTGGCGGCGGCAAGAGCAGCTTCCCTTCGGCACCCGGCGGCCTGTATTCAGGCGGCGGCTACACCGGCGACGGCGGCAAGTATCAACCCGCCGGCGTCGTGCACAAAGGGGAATATGTCTTCGACCAGGCTGCGGTGAAGGCTGCCGGCGGTCCTGCTGCTATGGAGGCCATGCGGCGCAATCTCAAAGGCTACGCCAACGGCGGGCCGGTCGGGATCTCGGTTCCGAGCGTGCCAAGCTTGAGGTCAATGTCCGCGCAATCTGCCGGTGTTGTCGTCAACTTCAATCCAGTCGTCGACAACCGCGGCGCGTCTGTTGAAGCCGTCGCAAGACAGGAAAAGGCGCTAGCCAAGATGCAGGGCGAACTGCAAAGCCGCGTCGAAGCCGCCGTCCGATCGGCTCAGAAACGAAACGTGAAGTTGGGGTGATTAGCCCTGCTTCTGTTTCAGTTCGTCGACTTCTTTTCTAAGTGCGATGATCTCTTTGGCCATCTCTTCGAGCACCCGATAGACGGATGTCCGGCTGTTTATGTCGTGCTGCGCGTCTGCCGCAGTGCGTGCTAGGTGGCGAAGATTGCTAACTGACATCAAAAATTCCCCCTTAAGATGAATGAGGAACACAATGAAAGCTTACGTTGTCGTTGGCAAGCCGTATGTGGCGGATGATGGTTACGCAATCTATGCTTCTGACAGTTTTGTCCACTACGAGTTGGATGAAGCCAAAAAAGAGGCTGATCGTCGCGCTCGCTTAGAGCCGGGCGAATCGTTCATCATCATGGAGGCCGCTGCTATCTCCGAGCACGTTGTCGAGCCTCTGCCGGTGAAGATCGTATCATTATGTGATGTGGGCGGAGCGTGCGCCGAACAGATGATCGATCTACGCCGCAAGCTGGATGAATTGAATTCGACTTTTGCGAAGCGTGTCGAGGAAGCAATTGCGTCCGCCCAGCGTCGAAACGCAAGGCGATCTTGATGACAATCACATACCCGCTCCCAACTTCGTTTTTCGACGAGTTCCCAGGCTGGTCGACGGAGTTCAATCTGCTCTGGCGGCAAGAGCAATCGCGTACCGCCGGCGGACGGACGGTCGTCAAAGACATGGGCTCGCCGCTCTGGCAGATGACGGCGCAATCGCGCTCTATGAAGCCGAACGAACTGGATTATTGGCGTGCGCGGCTTACGAGCTTGGAAAACGGGCTCAAGACCTTCCGTGCATTCCCGAAGTCGCGCTGTTTCCCGGTCGCTTATCCGAACGGCAGCTGGCCGACCGGTGGCGCATTCGCCGGAGTGGGGCAGGTGGCCACGATTGCGAGCAACCGCAAGGCAGTTTCGCTATCGGGCCTGCCCGCTGGCTACAAGGTCTCGGTAGGCGATTACATCCAGATTGGAGACAAAGATCTACACATGGTCATGGAGGCCGTGACGGCCAGCGCGGGCGGCGTGACAACGCAGTTCGAGGTTCGCCCGCATCTGTGGCCGGGCGTTACGGAACCCGTCGCCGCAAATCTCGTCAAACCGTCCTGCATCATGGCGATCGTGCCCGGCTCGATCTCGACAACAGCCGACATGGCCACCGGTCGCGGCACGGTCACGTTTCAGGCGATCGAAGCCCGCTAAGGGAAATCAATGAGAAACATCTCAGCAGAAAACCTTGCTGCGCTTGAGGCGCGGCAACTGGTGGCGCGTGACTTCCTCTGGTTCGTTGCGCGCGATCGCGCGACTGGTGCGCCAGTCACCGACGGCATGTGGTCGGACGTCGGCAACGTGTCCGCGGCTATCGTGCATCCCGACACAGGACTGCCGGTCACGCGTGACTGGTATGGCTCCGGCACGCTGGTGCAGATCGATGATATTCCGCTCGTTGCCAACCTTTCAGTGCAGAACGTCAACATCCGCCTGTCGCAGGTGAGCGAGCACGTACAGACGCTGGTGCGGCAGTATGATTGTCGCCAGGCCCGCGTCGAGATTTATCGAGGCCTGTTCGATCCGGATAGCCGCCAGATGGTGGCGCCGGCGGAATGCCGCTTCGTTGGCTTTGTCGATACCATCACGATCAACACGCCTTCTGAGAATGAGGAAGGCAGCGTGACGATGGTTTGCGCCAGCCACACTCAAGAAATGACGCGATCCAATCCGTCGACGCGCAGTCATGCCACGCAGGTGCTGCGACAGGCCGGTGATACGTTCTACACCGACGCTGACACCTCGTCCGAGTGGGAATTCTTCTGGGGCTCCGAAAAGGGCAAGGTTGCCACGCAGCCGAAGAAGAAAAAGTTCTTAGGAATATTCTGATGGACGTCCGCTTCGCAGCGCGCGAGGACCGCGACCGCGTTGTGGCGCTCCTGCGTGAGAGCCATGAAGCCGCCGGGTTTACCTTTCCATTCCAGGCGGCTTATGCCGACCGGCTGTTTCAGCAGCATCTGGCTTCGGACAAGGCCTGCGTTCTTGTCGCAGGAGATCCGGCGCAGGGCGTGCTGATGGCGTGTGCTTTCGAACACCCGTTCGGCGCTGGTCGCATTGCCAAGGAAACAGTCTGGTACGTCACTCCAGCGGCACGCGGGCGGGGAGCGATCAAGATGCTCGATGCTTACGAGACGTGGGCGCGATCGGTCGGCTGCGTCTCGACCGGCATGGCATCGCTCGCAACCAACGACGTCACCAGACTCTACGAGCGGCGCGGCTACAGCGCTGTCGAAACACATTTCATGAAGCCGCTGTAGCGGCGTTCCTTCGGCGCCATCCGCGCCCCGCGCGCATCGCGCATCCCAAGGAAAATCGATGGCTATTTTCACTTCCATCGCCACGGCGATCGGCAGCGCGCTGGGATTCGGCGCCGCGTCGTTCTTCGTGACGGCTACGGCGTTTGCCTTGAAGGCGGTAGCGGGCCTGGGCCTTAGCCTTCTCGCCCAGTCTCTTGCGGGCAAGCCGAAAGACCAGACGTTCTCTGTCAACGGCACACTGCAGGGCGGCGGGGATGTTCCTCGCTCCTTCATTATGGGCCGCACGGCTACCGCTGGCTCCCTCGTGTTCGTCAACACCTGGGGGCAGGACGGTGACACGCCGAACGCCTATCTGACGCAGGTCATTGCGCTGTCGGACTTGCCGGTGCGCGGACTTGCCGAAGTCTGGGTAAATGGCGAGCGCGCGACGCTCGGCGGCCTGACGGATCGCGGCTATGCAGTCAACCAGTATCCTGACAGTCTATGGGTCAAGTTTTACGACGGCACGCAGACGACGGCCGACAGCTTCCTGTTCACGTCGGTTTCGAACGGCAACAGGTGGTGGAACCCGGATCGCATCGGGCGCGGCGTTGCTTATGCGATCGTAACGGCTCGCGTCTCGAAGAACATGTTTTCGGGCGTGCCGTCCTTCAAGTTCGTGCTCGAAGGGCTGCGCCTCTACGACATCTCGCGTGACAGCACGCAAGGCGGCGTTGGTCCGCAGCGCTTCGCTGATCCGGCGACGTGGGGCGGTGACGGTGACTTCCTGCCTGCAGTGCAGATCTACAATCTGCTGCGCGGCATCACCTATAACGGCCAGTGGTTCTATGGTCTCCAGAACCTGTCCTCTTCACGCCTGCCTGCCGCAGCGTGGATTGCGCAGATCGAGAAGCATCGCGCCGGTACGCTGGAATCGACGGGATGGGTTAACACCTACCGCAGTGGTGGCGAGATCCAGGTTGACGCACCTCTGACCTCCGCTGTCGAAGCGTTGTTGACGGCGTGCCAGGGCAGGATTTCGGAAGTCGGCGGTGTTTATTATCTGCACTCCGGTGCGCCAGATGCCCCCGTTATCGCCTTCACCGACGATGATATCCTGTCGACGGAAGAGCAGGAGTTCACGCCGTTCCTCGGGCTGGCTGACACCATCAACGGGGTATCGGCAAACTATCCTTCGCCGGCAGATGGCTGGGTCGCCAAGACCGCCCCGCCGCTCTATCGGACCGACCTTGAAGCGATCGACGGCAATCGCCGCCTGATGGCCGACGTCGATCTGAACTTCGTCCCCTATCCGGAGCAGGTTCAGCGCTTGATGAAATCGGCGCTTGAGGAGGCTCGGCGCTTCCGCAGGCATACGATCGTGCTGCCGCCGAAGTTCTGGGCCTACGCAACACCGGGAACGGTGTTCTCGTGGACGTCGGAGCGCAACGGCTACATCGCCAAGCTGATGAGGATCGATGGCGTTGCTGACCGTGCCAACCTCGATGTGATGATCGACATCACTGAGGTGGATCCGGCCGACTATGATTGGAGCAGCGATACTGAGTTCAAGCCGCCGGTTGACGGTCAGCTCGGCGTCATTCGTCCGACGCCACAGCCGATCATCGACTGGTTCGCAGAACCGGCCACGGTTAAGGACGCGGCTGGCGACGACAGGCGGCCAGCAATCAGGTTGACATGGGACAACACGGACGGACGCCTCGATGACGTTATCGGCATTGAGTACGATATTCGTCTCGCTAGCACGCTTGAGCAGGTCGTTACCGGGCGCACCGACCAGCCTGAAGTTGGCTCGATGCTCATTTCGCAAAGCCTCTTGCCGAATGAGGATTACGTTGTCCGTGGGCGATACATTCCAGGCGGCGACAGGCCAGTGTTGTGGTCTGGATCCATTCCCGTCACGACACCTAATGTGTTGCTCTCGGACAAGGATGTGTTCGTTGATGTCGACCTTACCGGTGTTGAAGAGGCTCTTGGCTGGCTGCGGAATAGCACGCGAACAGCGCAGGATGCCATCGACGGCCTCATCGCCGCGCAGATGGAACTGGCGACGGTCGCGTACAAAGACACGCGTAAGCTTGCCAGAGAGCTGTCTGTCGAGCTTGGCGCGGCGCGCGCCGAATATCGCGAGGATATCCAGCTTGCCGTAAACGAGACCATGGCCGTTGCAGGCAAGGTCGAAACACTGACGGCGGCTCTTGGCGGAAGCTCGGCGTTCGTCAATGTGGCTTGGGCTGCCATAGCTGCACCATCAGGGTACGCAGCGCGGTACGGCGTTACGGCCGCAGTCAATGACGGCGCATATCGCGCTGCGTCGTTGCTGCTGGATGTTCCGGCCAACCCGGCCCTGCCGACACGCGTCATTGTCCAGGCTGGCCAGTTTGTTGTTGCCAGTGACGATGGCAGTGTAATCAAGCAGCCATTTACTGTGACCGGCGGAGTCCTCTACGCGAACGACATCCGGGTCAACAAGCTCTCGGCATTCACCTCGGTTTTGGGTAACGTGAACATTGAAGAGGCCTATATCGGCAATCTCCAAGTTGGCACGTCGAATATTGAACCGGGTGCCATAACCGCAGCGGCCGCAGATACTCTCGCGGGGATCGGCTCTGTAGATATCACGTTGGTTCACGGCCTCGGGTCTCCACGGGTTAAGGTGGAGGCATTGGGCAAAGTATTTACCGGCACGTCGACCGATTCCGCCTACGTCCAGTTCGTGCTCAGGAATGTCACGGACAACGTCGATATCGATACGTTCCTTGTCTATTCGAAAACGACACCTGCGGCTGGTGCAGCAAAAGTCACCGGCACAACGACATACATCTACTTTCCACCGAGTGGACGAACCCAAACGGTCTTTCGTCTGACGGCTACGCCGTTCGGGGCGACGCCCACAGGCTCGACAATCGTTGCTGAAGCATCAAAGAGGTAATCCATGGCCACCGGCAGTCAGATGCAGGTCGACGCTCTCGTCGCCTTGCAGGAAGCAGAAGTGCGCGAAGAATTCCTGAAGCAGCGGACCTTGCTGCTCGGTCAGCATCTCGTGATGCAGAAGCAGGAAAACAAAACCCTTCTCGACAAGATCAACGGCCTTGAAGCCGATCTGCGCCTTGCGCGCGGTGAAGCTGACGTCAGCGACGGAGCATCCGAATAATGGCTAACACCACCTGGTACGGCGACGGTACGGCAACCGTCGCTGTCGGCTCTCGCACTGTGACCGGTACGGATACCGGCTGGCTGACGGAAGTTGCTGGCCTGACCCCGATCAAGGTCGGTGACAAGTTCGGCATTCATGTTGGCCGCCCGATCGTTATCGAGCAGATCATCAGCGACACCGAATTGCTGCTTGCTGATGATTGGCCCGGTCCCGCGCAGACGGACGCTCCGTACAAGGTCGAACTGACATCGCCAACGATTGCCGCTGTCGAGGCTATGCGTCGGCTGCTGGCTTCGTTGTCGAATGGCAATCTGGACAGCCTGTCTGAAATCTCGGTTGGCACGGATGACATTCCGATCGGTGTTGGGCCGGGTGTATTCGGGACGATCAACAAGGCGGCTCTGGTTCAGGGCGTCCAGTATGATGCGTGGGTGGCCAATCTCGCGGGCAGGGCGGCTTACAACGGCGCTGCCGCTGGCTTCTCCGTTCTCGTCATCGATATTGGCGACGGCCGTTCTGCGCTTTACTTCAAGAACTCGGCAACATCGGGTGACTGGAGTGCACCGTCCTATGTAACCGGTCCTGTCGGCCCCGCTGGCGTCAATCAGCGCGGCAACTACAGCGCAGGCACGGCCTACGCGATCCGCGATATCGTGCAGTACGGCGGATCAACATGGATCGCCAAGGTTGCCACGACCGGCAACGCGCCGCCGACGCTTCCGACAACCGAGAACACGCAGTGGCTTCTATTCGCTCGCTCCGGCACTCCGGGTGTCGTGGATCGCGGCGCTTACAACGGCGCGACGGCCTATGAGGCGAATGACATCGTTCTCAATAACGGCTCGACGTGGCTTGCGCTTCAGCCGACCACAGGCAATGCGCCGCCGGTATTGCCGACCGAAAGCAACGCTTATTGGCGGCTGCTGGCGCGTAAGGGTACGGATGGCACGGGCACGGGTGATGTTGTTGGGCCTGCCGGTGGCGTTGCGGTCAATGACTTGGCTGTCTTTGCCGATACGACAGGGAAGCTTCTCAAGAAGGCGCCTAACAACGTAGTCGGCAATGCACTGTTGTCGCAGCTCGCAGCTCCTGCGATCAAGGGGCGCCTGACAGCGGGAACGGGTAACGTCGAAGACCTCACCCCCGCTCAAGCCAATCAACTGCTCGGTGGTTGGGAACCGATTGGCTCGCTCGACTTGGCGGGGCAGTCGGCGGGAATCGTTAACAATCTATCACCATTCAAGGCTGTTCGCTGCACAAGCGATTTTTCGTTATCGAGCGGTTATGCTGCCATCCAGGTTTCAACCGATAACGGCGCGACCTTTATCACTAGCAGCTCAAGCTACACATTCAATATTGTGGATGGCCCTTCATCTGGCGGGCCTGCTGCGAGTGCTGGCACAATCAACGGCATATTGATCGGCAACGGGACCGCAGGGAGTGTCCTTTCGATTATTGCATTTAACAAGGCCAGGAATGCTCGCGCGATATCTAATCAAATCTACGAAGACCCTTCTCGTAATCTTCGGTTAGCTGGCCAAACTGTTCTGAGCGTAGCGGCGCGCAATTCTTTGCGTATCGTGACGTCTACTGGGAATTTCGCTTACGGCGAGTTTTATTTTGAAGGGATACGAGGATGAACATCAAGGTCCTTAACGGGAAGAATGGCACCTTGACCGAGCGTGCGCTGACGCCGGAAGAAATTGACGAATTTCAAAGTGCGCTGCCACCAACACCACCCAGCATCATCGACTACGAGAATGCCATACAAAATCTTGTCGATAGCACGGCACGTGATCGTCAGTTCCGGGACGGTGTGACGTTGGCATCCTATATTGGATCTACAATCCCTGGATGGGCGGCTGAGGCTATGGCTTTCGTCGCATGGCGCGATAACGTCTGGCGGTATTCGTATGGCGAATTTGCAAAGGTGCAGGCTGGCACGCGTCAGCAGCCAACAGTCGAGCAGTTCATTGCGGAAATCGCGCCAATCGCTTGGCCCTAAACGGTTTGGTTCATCTCTGCCGGGCTGGCCCATTTTCTGCCCTGTTGTGAGGGCGGGTGTCCGATGTGCGACAGGACATTGTATTTGGGGCTCTCATAGTGGTTTTCGGCGGTAAATGGCGCGGAAAAATGGTCTAGTCGTTCATTGTTGCTAACGAAATACGCGTTGATGCCGGCAAAATCGCATCCAACAAGGCTCATGCCTTTGGCTTTGCCTATAAGCTCCATAGTTTTTAGGCTCGCACCGAAAAAGTTGGTGCCGTCCCAAACAGCATCGTCCTGGTACGGAACTTCGATAGCGATGGTGGGGGGAATAGACGAGTTATGCTCGATACATGCCACACGAGATGTTTGGTCAAGTGCGCGCCATATGTGGCTCGTGTTTTGATCGACATCGACGCCTATGTAATCGAATTCTTGGGCAACCCCATGAGAATTTAGCTCGGCGTTAATGTTCTCACTTGTCACCATAAGGTTGATGACTTTCAGGGAACCGTCACTGATGAAGTCAGAGAATTTCTCTGTGGCAGCGCGGAAGTGCGCTTCATCGCCCTCTACCCAAACTCCCTGCCATCCAGTCTCGAGCAGAAATCTGGTCGTGTTTTGCGTACCATCCCCAACTCCGATTTCAAGGAACGTTCGCTTTTTCTCGCCTATCCGAGAGAATATCTCTGCAATGTAACCATCCTCGCAATGCTGGCTATAAACCTGCGAGTAGTGGCGGGTCAGGCGAAGGGGATCGCGCCCTCGCTCACTTTGAGCTAAAGAGGCTAAGAGATGTGCGAGGCCCACCTCCCGCTGGCTCCAAGTATGAGCTTGTATCGCCTCAAGCCGCTGTTCCATCGTTCGAAGCGGTTCAGTGTCCATTGCAACCCCCAAGGCACTCGTGTCCAAGACACACGTATTACAAAAGTCATAGCCGGGATCAACTGACGATTGCGAGCTGGCCATACTCTTCATCGCTTGGCCGGTGGCGTAACCCGGCACCCATAACCCACAACCAGGAGAACACCCATGGCACGACGCATCAACGCGGCGGGGCTTTCGCACATCATGCAGTGGGAAGGCAAACGGCTTGTCGCATATCAGGATGTCGCAGGCATCTGGACCATCGGCTACGGCCACACCACGGCTGCCGGCATTCCTCGTGTCCGCGAAGGCATGCGGATCAGCGACAAGGAAGCCGAGGATATCCTGAAGGCCGACCTTCGCAAGTTCGAGGACCGTGTGAGCAGGCTCGTCAAAGTGCCGCTGACGGACAACCAGTTTGCCGTTCTCGTATCATTCGATTTTAATACCGGCGCCCTCCACAAGTCCACACTCCTGAAAAAGCTGAACGCAGGCGATTACGACGCAGTGCCAGTCGAGTTGATGAAGTGGGTCAATGCTGGCGGCAAGCGTGTTCAGGGCCTAGTCAATCGTCGCGCCGCGGAAGCCGGTCTGTGGGCCAAGGGCGAGTTCGTATCGAGCAACACCGTCGAGGCTAAGAAAGCCGTTCCGGTCAAGGATGTTGCCGTCATCGGCGGCACTGGCACAACGGGCGCAGTTGCGACGATAGGCCCTGCAATCCCGGATATTGTCGACGCGGTGTCCAGCCAGCGCGACGAACTGACAAGTGGGCAGTGGGCGCGCGTCATTGTCGCCGTGCTGATCCTCGGCCTCACGCTCTACGGAATCTGGCGCAAGGTGAAGTCATGATTTGGGCTCTCGTCCCCAACTGGCTCAAGATCGCCGCTGTTGGGCTGCTGTGCGCCGTCCTGCTGGGCTCTGGCTCATACTGGCTGGGCAAGCGAGAAGGCCGCTCACAAACCCAGATCGAGGCCGCCAAGGAAGCGCTCGACCGCATCAACACACTGGAGAAAAACAATGCGTCTTTCCGCAGTCTTACGGATCGCGGCCGTTGCCTCGTGTTCATGCGCGATAGCGGCTTGCCAGACAGCGCCTGCGACTAACGGGGCTGGTTACAGTTTCGTCAAGTTCTCGGACCCGCAGGCAGCGCGCTTGGCCTCGCAAGATGAAACGGCCGGTCCGGCGATCAACTCGAATAACAGGCAATGCGCGGCTGACGCTGCGTGCCGCAAGTGATGGCATAGATATTTAAGGCTGGGGTAATGGCAGGAAACCAAGAGATGAGCAGCAACGGCTTCGATCCGATGGCCCAATATGCCCGATTATCCGAGCGTGTTGAGAACCAGGGCAAGGACATTGTCGATCTCCGGTCGAACATGAACACCGGGTTCCAGACGATCAACACCAGCATTTCGCAACTGTCGAATGAGCTTCGGAACTCGAGCAAAACGCAGTGGCCGGTTATCTGGGCTGCGGCCGGTGTGTGCTTTACCGTTCTCGCGACGGGCGGCGCCTTCTTCTACAACAGCCTCAGCAAGGGGCAGGATCGGCTCGACCTGATCGTGGCAAAGAACGCCGAAACATTCCAATCCGCTATCACAGCCGTGGTCGACAAGATGGTGACGCAGAAGGAGATGGAATGGCGGACTGCTCGAGGTGCAGAAGACCGGGCCCGAATGGAAGCGTCAGTTAAAGAGGTGAGGGAGGCTCAAGTCCCGCGCGCCGAGCTTGAGCGGGTGTGGACCAGCCAAGCGAATACCGATTCGGACCAGCAGCGACAGATCGATGAACTGAAGCAGGCTCAGACTAGCGTGTATGGCGCCAGAGACGTGATCCTTGACCTTCGCCAACGAGTGGACCGCATGGAGCGCGAGAAGGCCTCACCGGGAAGCTGAGGCGTCTTTAAACATGTCCCGCTGCGGGTAATGCTCCCAGCAGTGCCAGGATGATTTCTCGGCCTTCGACCGGCTGAATCCGAACCCTCCCCACTGCTTACAGCCCGGATGTTCGCACCAGTGGTTCTCGTGAATCCCGTCGCCGGCCTTGTTGGTCTGGTCGCTCATGCCTTCACCCTCATACCAACGACAGGAGGCAGCCCAGCCTCTTGTCTCAACAGATCATAGTGATCTTCCACCTTGCGTGCCGCCTCGTGCACGTCTGGCGCATACCCTCCCTGTGGAAGCACATTTACCCTGATGCGCCTTGAATGCCCTCCATCCCATTTGTACGTTCCGCGCATCGGGCCCGTCTCTTGCTCAGAGATTCTGCCGACTATCTCCCCCTCGACAATGCATACGAAGTCGTTGAGCAGTTCGCCGTTCAGGCCACGCTCGCCTTTCCACGTTCTCATCCAGAGATGTCTGCGTTGGTATTTCTCATCATCGCGCAC